AAAATATGTCATAGACCCCAACTCGTTTAATAATATCAGTGGTGATGAGCTCGAGAATAAAAAACTAGAGGCCCAACAAACGGTTTTTTTACAAAACCAGTGGAAAAAAATTGATAATGAGTTGTATCAAAAAGCAATTTATTATGAACCAACAAGAATTGCATCATACTATGATTATGAAGCTATGGAATACACACCAGAAATTTCTGTTGCGTTAGACATATTTGCTGAGGAGGCAACAACTGCGAATGAAAATGGTAAAGTCCTAACAATTTATTCTGATAGTTCAAGAATTAAAAAAGAACTTACAAATCTTTTTGAAAACGTTATAGATATTAACGCTAATTTAACCGCTTGGGCTAGAAATGTTTGTAAATATGGTGATAACTTTGTTTACAATAAAATTGTACCAAAACAGGGTATCGTTGGGGTAACCCAATTACCGAATATTGAAATAACTAGGTCTGAACCTGGCTTTGCTAAGGTAACTAGTCTGGACGATCAGCAAAAAGAAAATAATATTAAATTTTATTGGAAAGATAAAAATATAGATTTTAATTCTTTTGAAATATCACATTTTAGATTACTTGGCGATGATAGGAGATTACCGTATGGTACGTCTATGCTCGAAAAAGTTAGAAGGATTTGGAAGCAATTATTATTATCTGAGGATGCGATGTTAGTTTATCGTGTTACTAGAGCGCCAGAAAGGAGAGTATATAAAATCTTTGTGGGGAACATGGATGATAAAGATGTTGATGCTTATGTGGATAAAATTGCCAATAATTTTAAAAGAACCAATATGGTTGATAAAAATAATGGTAACCAAGATACACGATATAACGCTTTAGCTGTGGATCAGGATTATTTTATCCCAGTTAGAGATCCTTCATTGACGATGCCGATAGAAACATTACCTGGCGCACAGAATCTATCTGAAATCGCTGACATTGAATATATCCAAAAGAAAATGTTAGCAGCGTTAAGAGTACCTAAAGCATTTATTGGTTTTGAAGAAACACTAGGCGATGGTAAAAATTTGGCTATCTTAGACGTGAGATTCGCTAGAGCCGTACACAGGGTACAAAAAGCTTTGATCCAAGAATTAAATAAAATGGCAATTATCCATTTATACACTAAAGGATTTGAAGATGATTTAGATAATTTTACGTTAACATTAACTAGCCCATCAACGCAAGCTGAGATGCTTAAAGTGCAAAACTGGAAAGAAAAAATTCAGTTATATCGTGATGCTGTTTCTGATGCGGGTAATGGATTCGGTGCTATGTCGATGACTTACGCCAAAAAAGAAATACTGAATATGAGTGATGATGAAATCAAACTAGATATTCAAAGACAAGCGGTTGAGAAAGCTGGTGGCGAAGAGGTTAAAGCTTTAGGTGAAACAATTAAACAAACAGGTATTTTTAGAGATATCTATAAAATTTATAAAATAGACCCTAATAACATGACAGCTAATACTGGTGGAGGTTTTGAAACTGGTGGTGCTGGTGGTTCATCTGGTGGTGGCGACATGGGTGGTGGCGCTGATTTAGGTGTTGGTTCTGAAACTGGTACAGATTTTACAGCGCCATTAGAAGTACCTGGAGAAGGTGGTGAAGCCGCTCCTGAAGCAACTCCAGAAGTCGGTGCTGGTGAAGACTTAGCTGAGATAACTAAAAGTAAAATTGAAAAAAGAAATAGACTAATTAACGAGTCATTAAAGAAAACAATCGATGATATCGATAATTTATTAAAATAAAAGATATTTATTTATAAAATATAAGAAATGTTTGGACAATTAAAAGAAAGTGTATTAACTAATTTAGAAAAAGAATACGCACAAAACGGTGAAACTAAATTTAAAAAGCAATTTGCTAAATATGTTAAGGTTTTAAAAGAAAATAAATCTCTTAAAGAATTTAATGAGATTTATGACCTATTAAATAATATGAGATTTGATAATGAGCTTGTTGCCAAGGAATTTGTTGAAGAGTCAATAAATCACCTTAAAAAACTTAATTTATCTGAAACAGACGAATTAAAATCTTTAGTTGAGAATGTTGTATCGATTGACGGAACAATAAACCACTCAATTGATGAATTGGTCTTTAACGAAAAAATTACAATTTTAGATAAAGTTAAACACAAAACTAATTTGGTTAGTCATTTATTAAGGGATGATAGCAAAAGCACCAGCGTAACTGAATCAATCGGCCAAATAACAGAAAAACTAAACGATAAGATATCAAAACTGAATGAGGAACAAATGAAAGCCTTAAATTTGTTTGCTGAAAATGATGACTCGAAAATAAACAGCTATTATAATGAATTAATCAACGACACATCATCTTTAGTTGAGGCAAGTATTAATGAATCTGATGACATAATTATTGTAAAAAAATTATTAGAGGTTAGAGGTAAATTGAACGAAATGAGAGAACAAAAGCCAAATCTAGATAATATTGACATGATTATCGATTTAAAAAAGACATTTGAATAATATAACATATAGGTTAAAAGTAAAAGCCAGGGTAGCGAATCCTGGCTTTTTTTTTGTCCCATAACTGGAACGGTCCTAAAACACCGCTTATAGCGGAATATCTTACTCTTTCGGGGTATTGTTTTTATTACCTCTTGTATTAAAAATTTTCTCGATAACCGTTAGGCCCAAACCGCCACCAGCAATTAAACATAACGCATCAAACATGTATTCTGGTGTACCATCACCTCTAAATGTGGCAACATACGCTAATATTATTACGTTTATTAATGTAAACAAGGCGGCAAATCTTTTACTAGATGTTTCACTTTTACCAGATAGTAAGTCATAAATAAATTTTTTCATAGCATGTTTTTTGGTTTTGTCCTATAGTATAAATATTTGGAAAATTGGACAAATTTTATTATTATTATATTATCATAATAATAAAAATAGAAAACATGGTAAAACAAAAATGCAAACAAAATTCGGTAAAGAGAAAAAACTATTCACTGACGATAAGTTCAGAGTGAAATATGGGACAATAGACGCTGTTAAATTGAACGCTGTTTATTTAAACATTGAGTCTTGGGTTACACCCAAAGAAGACGAAAATTACGAATCTTTTATAAGGTTAATCAGAAAAAAAATTATGGTTAACATTAAAGAAAAGCTTGATGGGACAAAATTTAATGAATATTTCATTGTTGATTTAGATTTAAGAGCCTCAGGTATGTCTTTAAATAAAAAGAGCTTTATGTTTATCGAAGTTACGGTATACCCAAAAGAAAAAATAAAATTTAATTCAACTTTAATGTTTAAAAACATGAGGGAATTATCTAATCTTGTTATTGAGTCTTTAGAACAAAATAAACTAGATTTCTATTCAAAAAAAGCAGCTAATGGATCACGAAGAGTTATATGACCTAATTCCTGAAGATGATGGATCTTCTTCAGAAGCACTAAAAAATCATGTGGAAAGTTTGTTACCAACAATTGAATCATGGTACACAATTAATAATAACGATTTTTATTTTAACTTTAAAACTGTTGCGACTGTAGACTCTGGTTTGTATTCAATGATTTACAACGATCACAATGGTTTCGGTATTTCAAAGCTATCATATAAAAGCGATGAATTTTTTCACTTACCGTCTTTACCTCATAATGAAATCATTGAGGATCTTAAAAAGTTTTGGGATAATATTGATAGGTTTAAAAATTATAACCTAACACCTAAAAGGGGTATTATACTTTATGGTGACCCTGGTTGTGGTAAAACATCTTTAATCCATTTACTTGTTGATGAGCTAAAAAAATATAATGGTTTGTGCATTTATTTTGAAAACCCGTATAATTGGGTTGAGTTAGCGAAGTTGGTGCGTAAAGTAGAAAAAACAAGACCGCTACTTTGTGTTATTGAAGACATCGATTTAGTTATTGATAAATACGGTGAGGAAGTTTTCTTAAATTTTCTAGACGGATTAAATTCGATTGAAAATGTTGTTTATGTTGCAACAACAAATAATCTGGAAAAAATACCAGATAGAATTAAAGATAGGCCGTCTAGATTTGATAAAAAATATAAAATAGAAAAACAGAATGCTGGTGACCGACACATATTCTTCAACTCAATACTAAATGAGGAAGATAAAAAGTTATATGACCTCGATAAGTTGGTTAAAGATACCAATAACTTTACCATGGCGCATTTAAAAGAAACATTTATTTCGTTATATATTTTAAAGAATCCTTATGATGAAACAGTAAAAAGATTGAAAAAATCAAAAATTACCGATGAAAAAATCGGTTTTAATATTTCTGAGGATTAACCC